TTTTTGTAGGTGGGGTTGTCTAGGCGTCGTGGCATTGGGGTGCTACCGCTGCCGCGCGTTGCTTGGCCTGACGCCTTCGCTGCGCTCAGTTGTCTGCAGGTAGGTGTGAGTGGGTTTGCTGCCGGCTTTTTGTTGCATGTTGTGTTTTCTTTTGTGTGTGTGTTGTCAGTGCGGGATTGCCCCCGGTACCCACAACCGTCTGATTGTCGCTCAGATCGCACTAGCCCTAGCCCACGTGTTTGTGTGCAGGGTCTTTGCACGCCTGTCTGACGGGCTAACTGGCGCCTGTTAAGCGTCGAGGATTTGCACCTACACCCACTAGACACGTGTGGGTCGTGACCGTGTGACGGTCTTACTTTTTGTCGGGTAGCAGAATGATTGCGTCAATTACTTTTGATGCCTCAGCCTTAGTTAAATCTTTGCTTGTTGTGATGTCGCGGCCGATTGTGTCGGCACAGAATACACGCAAATCCTCAGCAACAGTCAGGCCTTTAGCTTTTGCCCTAGATGCAAGCATTTTAAGCTGTGGTTCAGTCGCTTGACCAGTAGCTGACGCGGCTTTGCGTTCATTGCTTGTGCGTTCAACAATGGCTTGCACTTGCTCTTGATGTGTCGGTTGGTCAGCCCACGGATCAATTGCTGGTGTGTCAAACTTCGGTGCTTGTTTAGGTGGGCCTGCTCGATGCATCACTTCATTGGCGCTGGCCTGTTTAGCAAAGGCGCCAGGCAACATAATGGCGCAAAGTCGGCCCAAAGCTGATGTTGCTGCGTTCATTTGTTCTGAGTCACGTGTGTACGGTGTCGTGCCGGGAAATGGTTCCCAACAGAATGCGACTGCTGGCATTTTGTCGTCGGGGTCACGCCACGCGCACACTTTGACTTCAATGTACGTTTTGCCTGCAATGTCTTTGACTACTGGCTGGTATTCAATGATGCGTACTTCAGGGTATTTGTCGGCCAACATTTTTAGCCTGGCTGGTACGTCAACGTAATCTTTTAGATCCCAACTCATGTGCTGCCTGCCTTTGTGTGTGTGAGTGTTGCAATCGGGTGTAATGCTGATTGCGGTGTCATGTATGCCGGGTACGGGATGTCGGTGCGCCAGTAATCCCAGATGTTGCATTGCTCGAGCGGCAGCCAACCTTGTAGTGATGCGGTGACACGCATTGGGCCTGTGATTGCCAATGTGACTAGCACATAGGGGGCGTGTTTGTCGTCGGGGTGTGTAATCAGGTGTCCGTTGCCGTAGTCCGTGGCCCGTACTTGTATGCCGTGTACGTCGTCGTCTTTGCTGGTGGGTGTGTAGTTGCATTCCCAACTAAACGGCAAATCTAGGTATGTGGCAACAGCTAGTTCGCCCATGACTCCTAGTCGGTTAATGCGTTGCAGTTTTTTTGCTGTCAATGTGCCGTTGTATGGCCGATGCTGCCGGCCGTATTTGCGTATGCGTTCATCGGCTAATGCCTGGCATGCTCGAATGTCTTGCTCGTCTAGGTCTATGCGTACAGCGTCAACGCGCACGGGCTACCGCCTCAAGCTGTTGCACTTCGCTTTTGACTTCAGTGATGACTGTGGTTTGCCAACAGATGTGTGCAATGGCTCGCACAAGTAGCCGTGCTTTTGTGTGGTTTGGTTCGTTGTCTAACCACAACGTCAAATCGGCAATCAGTTGCTCTTGATCTGTCCACGCTGCCCGCGTCATGTTTTACCTGCCTGTGATGAATGTAATTGCAAACAGTAATGCAACGATGGCACACAGTTGTGCATACCGTTTCATTTGAGTGCGTGCCAATGTTGCCAACCGGGTGTCGAGCCTGTCCAACCTTCCCAAATAGCCAATGCGACCAGCAAGTTTGTTTCTGGGTTCCATAGGTCGCCGCAAATGCCCAGGTCATAATGTTGCATCCAACCGATTGGCCAATTGTTGTTGGGTACGCACCAGGTTGGCATGTTGATTTGCATTAGGCCGATGCTGTCGCCGTCATCGCCTACTGCGTAGGGGTCGCATCCTGACTCAAGCCGCATGGCTAACTCGAGCGTGTCCAGGGCGGCTGCCGGCCAACCGATGCCGTAGGCCAAGCCAATAAACGACTCACAATCACCTGCCTGAATAGGGGGGGTACTACTAGGCAGGGGGGTGGGTTTTGGCGCATCCTGGGGCATTGTGACGCTTGTGGTGGGGGCGTAAATAGCGGTTTGTGGCTGTTTTGGTGCGTTTGGCACGTTGACAACAAATACGCCGTACAGCCCGATGAGTGACGCCCAAACAAGTTTGCTTACGACGGTCATGCGCTGTCGCCTGTGCTGCGGTCAATCTGATGGTCGTGATCTAGTCGAATGGGTGCGCCCCACGTTTGCCATTTGTATTTGCGGAATGCGATTTGCGACATCATGCTTTTGTCCTCGCCTTGTCGTCTAAAGGATTGCACCATGACCTGTTGTCCGTCAGGCATCACGCCTGTGAACACCTCGTACAGAATGATGACTGCCTGCGTAGTAGGGGTGGGTTCAGACATAGCTGCCTCGCTGTCTTTAGGTTGCTGACAACCTTACTGACGGTCTGTCAGGTAATGGGGAATGCCTTAGCAAAGGCTTGCTGCACAAGGCTTTCGTTCTCTGCCATAGTGCGCGTAATTTCTATGTGTATCCAGTCGCCGCCTGGTGCGCCTGTCACGGTTGGTGTGTCGTATTTGCGCCAAGCCTCATGTGCATGCGGTTTTGGCATTGCGGTGCCTACTCGATCACAACGCCAACCGCGGCCGTGTGGGTTTGGCCAGTAATCAATAATCATTTGGATGCCCAACAAATCCCAATTGTCCAAGGCTTGTTGCAAAAATGTGATTGCTTTAGTGCGGCCGTTAGTGACGCCTTTGCCGGTTGATTCCATAAACCTGAATGACAAATCCATTGCAACACCTCGAGCATGATTGCTGATTTGTCCAGGCTTGCCGCGAATGTCGCGTTGCACAAATGTGCCATTTGGCCATAAAGCGCCTTGGCTATGTGTGTTTGCGAGCTTGGCCCACAGTTCAGTACCAGGCAATTTGTGTTTTACTATGCCGTAGGTGCCGACAATGTAGGGCTTAGGTGCTGACGGCACTATTTGTTTTTATCTTTCATGCCGTTGCTGGCAACTATGCCTGCCAATGTTCCAGACAAAAACGTGACAATCGTTGCCATCAAGCTAATGAACTCTTTGTCATTGGGCGCTTGTTCCATTGGTTGCGACACAAATAGCAGTCCGTACACAAAACCAATCACAACAACGCTGAACACGACGCCTAGTAGTACGCCTACGGTTGCGACCATGCGTGCGTGTAGTTGTTCGGCTGTGTAGCGCTCTTTCATGTCAACAACGATCTACGGGTGTGCAATACGTTGGGCGTGTGTTTGTTTTGCTGTTGTTGCTGCGTGTTGTTTCGCAGGCCGTCAAAGTGATGAGTGCTGCGATTGCCAGCCACTTCACTACGCCTCTATTGGTTCGGGGTCTGGTGGTGGTACTTGCACAACACCGTCAATTACTGCCCAGCCAATAGCTGCAGGGTTTTGTGGCGTGTACTCGATTAGGTGCGTCGGGTCGTCATTTACCCAGTCAGCTGCAACTACTTCGCAATTTACTACTACGCCGTTAGTGACGTTTGGTTCAACGATTGCTACGGTTCGCTCGCTCATACTTGGTACTCAATCCATACGTAGCCGCTGCCGCCTGCCGCACCGCTAGTGCCTGCCGTGCCGGCAGCGCCAACCGTGACCGTAATACTTGCGGCAGGTGTGACTGCGCCACCTGCGACAATGTATGCACCGTCACCGCCTTTGACGGTTCCGTTGTCCTCATTAGTTGTAATTGCTCGCCCGTTGTAGCCAAATGCGCCTTGACCGCTGTTGGCTGCGCCTGCCGTTTTTGTTGTGGTGTCGGCGCGCGAAAATTGTCCAAAGTTGCCGCCTGTTGCGCTAATCGTGCCGCCTGAAAAAGCCACCGACGACGTGCCGCCTGCGCCTGCGCTTGTGCCGCCAAAGCCTACGCCGCCGCCACCGCCACGAATGTGCGCAATCGCATACGTCACGCCCGCTGGTACTGTCCACGTACCTGACGCGGTAAAGGCTGCTACTTCGGTCATACTTCCAAGGTTAGCCCACGCAGCACCATCGTAGTACTGCACCTTGTTTGTAGATTCCAAATAACACAACTGGCCCTCAGCCAACGTCTTTTCACCAGCACCACCAAAAGCTGCGTCACGCGCTGTGGTGTCAGCAAACACAGGCACACCTGTGCGCGCGGATTGATTAAGTTGATCTGCGGTTAATACCTGCGACGCAACAAACGTCGGAACTGTGGTCTGTGCATTCGCGCCCATGTCTTTAGCCTAGAACATTCTGAGCGTCTATTACACCATAGATTGCGTCATCAAGAATCAGCTCATACACAATGGTGGTTGGTGACGTGTAGTACGTAATGGTGTGGCCTCGACTGAAATTGATGACGCCTGTAATGCCTTCAATGCTGTATTCGGCTGCTACTGCGCTATTTAGCCCTGGTATTTCTTTTTCTATGCTGATGGTGTCGCCTATGTCGGCGCCAGCTGCAGCGGTGCGTTGTGCGTCGCTTAGGTTGGCAAAAAAGGCTGTGACGCTAGTAAAACGGGGTTCTGGGTCAGGTTCGAGCAGGTAGGTAGCCAAGTCTGCTATTTGGGTGGCCTCATGCAACAAGCTGTTGGTGATGCTCAGGTTTTGTGTGAAGTATTGGGCAATGCTGGCTGGGTCGCTAGCAATGTCGGTTGTGCCGTTTAGCCCGGTCACGACAGATCGGTTAATTACGTTGTCGGCGTCAAACTCAACTTGTATGTCAACGTATTTGGCTAGTACGCCGTCGTCACCAAATGAGATTGTTGGGCTTGACAGCGTGTTGCCTATGCGATTTTGCGTTGTCAGTACGCCGTCGGCTGCCATAAATAGGCGGCCTTGTTCGGCTTGGTTGATTTGCGTTAGGTATTGCAGGGTGTTTGTACCAGCTGGCACTGTGTAGGCAGCGGCGTGGCCCAGGTTGACTGTGCCGGTAGCCAGGCTGGTTGTGCCTGTGTAGTCAACTTCTGGCAATGCCAACACGGTTGCAATGCGTTGCCCTGGTAATTGTGCCGTCACGTTTAATTCATCAAGGTTGGTTTGTGCCAACAAGTAGAAGTCATCGGCGCATTGCACGTTGACTGTGTTAGGGCCTGCCATTGCAAACTCATACGCATACGACGTGACCACCCCTACGAACAAGTACACGCTGTTGCGCGACAACCGAATACGACGCATCGGTGCCAGCCCAGGCTGATTGTTGGCTGGGTCGTAATAAGGGCTGCTTGTGTCGTATGGGCCAAGAATGCCTGTTTCGTCACGCATGGTAAATGACATGGTGCCGGCACCAAACTGGTAATCGGTTTTTTTGCGCCCACGGTTGTATTGCACGTCGGTAGTGAAGTCGGTGATGTCAGCAAATTGTGTTGTGCCGTCTAAGACAAATTGCGTGTTGTTTAGTACGCCTTTGGTTGCGTCGTTGAGCGTGAATGCGTCTTGCAAGAAACCTGTGTCTAGTTCAAGCAGGTAGTTGCCTGCCTGTACTACTGCGGCAGACACGTCAGATTGCAATCTGTAGATCGAGCGGCCCTGACCTGCGGTTGTAATCAGTTAGGGCGTCAACAATCTTGTCGCCTAGTGATGCCTCAGCGACAGCTGCGTTGATGGTGATGTTGATGGGTTGGGCGCTGAACATGCCGCCGTCGCTTTGTGTTAGGCCGCCAAAGAAGTCTGCACCAATAAAGCCTGGGGTGATGTTGCCTGAGTCAATGAAACCTTGCGGGCCAAAGCTTTGTAGTGCAACGGCAGCGGCGCTTGACGCGCCGCCGCCGCCGCCGCGGGTCGCTGAAGGAGTGGCAGCGACTACCGCTGGGCCGCCTGATGGTATTGCGCCAAGTAGTGATCGCTCGAGCAGGTCTGGGCCTGCGGTGACGCCTGTGGCGCTTGTGCCGCCGCTGGTGCTGCCGCCGCCAATGCGTGGCAGATTGACGCTAGGTAGTGACGGGATGTCTGCAAATGGGTTGATTGCGTTTAGGCCGCTGATGATGAGGTTGATTGCTTGATTGACTGAGTTAGCCATTGCCTCAACTACGCCAATAACCGAATTGCCCATTGCAATAAAAGCGCCTTTTACGCTGCCAGTTTTTTGCACTAGCAACGCAAAACTTGCCACTAGCAATGCGATTGAGCCAACTACTAAGCCGATTGGGTTAGCCATCATCGCAAAGTTCAGTGCCAACTGTGTAATCGTTATTACTTTCATAATTGTGTTTAAGCCAGTAATAACAAACGCTAAACCGCCAACACCAATAATTAGTGCAGTAATGGCGTCTGTGTTGTCTTGTGCAAATTTGGCAAACGATTGCAATTTGGGCAGCAGTTTTTCAAGGATCGGCAGAAATGCTGCACCGATGGATTCTTTGGTTTCTGCGATTGTTAGCGACAGTCGTTTCATTTGACCTTCGGCGCTGTTCGCTGCAACTGTAGCTGCGCCACCAACGGTAAATGACAGTTCCTTCATTACCTGATCGAGTGATTCGCCTGCCTTGATGTTGTCGCGCACACTTGGCACCAGGTTGCCTAGGGCTTTCATGTTTCCTACAGCGGCCTTGCTCAAAGCATCGGTGACAGTACTTAAATCTGTGGAAGTGGCCGCACTTATGTCGAGTGCCGTGTTCAGTAGGTCTTGGCTGTAGGTCAGGTCGCCTGTGGATTGCACCAGGCTGGCTAGGGCGGGCCTCAAAACGTCGTCGGCTACTGCGGCCGACATCATTGTTTTCTCGATGTAGGACTCAGCCACTTTGACGTTGGCTTCACCCGCAATGGTGTTTTTTGTAATTGCTAGAGCTAGCAATTCTTGCGCTTTGGCATCCTCAATTGCTGCTTTAGTTGCGCTACCAATTGCCAGGGCGACACCCGCCAACGCTGCTGCTGCCGGCACTGCGGCCTTCTTAAGTGCAAACTGTGCTTTTTCGCCTGATGTTTCTAGTTGCTTGAACTCTTTGATTGCTTTGTTTAAGCCTTTGCCGTCAAACTCGCTGATGATTGGGATTACTACGGCCATCAGATTGCCTTGCTAACTGTTCGCATCACGTCGTCAATGATTTGACTCACTTGACGCTCTACCTCATCCTGATTGGCACGGTATGCCGGCCACAACGCACGACTTGCTTTGCCGTGTCGAGCCTCAAGGCCGCGCACCATGTTGGCACCTGCAGCGGTCTGTGATTTGCTGGCAAGGTCATAAATCGTGTTAATCGTGCCGCCAAACGCAATAGTAAAGACTGCAAGGTTGGTCATGCGGCCGTTGTACTCGCGGGGCTTTTTGCCGCTTACCTTTGCCTTAATGTTTTTGGTTGCAAGGTTGGCCTGCCACGGTAAGGCTTTGTAGCCGCTCTTTGTAGTCCATGATCGGCCCCAGCCGCTAATTGGTGGCGCCTGTGGAATTGCACGTTTGGCTGCGTCAACTACGGGTTTGCATACCGCTTGAAAATCTCTTGTTAATTGTCGCCTGGCTACTTTGTCCAAGCTGTTTAGTTCGCGCAACGCCTCTTTGAGTCCAGCAATCGTGTCACCCTGTTTGCCAATGGTGGTGTCAACTGTGCTCATCGTTTGCCTGCTCTGCGTCGTTTCTCATCCAAGAGTAGTACCGTCGCCAGGTCTTGTGAGTCAAACTCGATGTTTGCCGGCCAGTAGCCAGTGGCAAGTAGCAGTGA